GTTGTAGAGCATGTAGGCTTCGCTGAAACGGCCCACTTGGATGGTGTCTGCGGCCATGCCGATGGCTTGGATGACAGGAACACCGAACAGGCGAGGCGTACCGGCATCCGACACGCTGTACAGGGTCTGTCCAGCAGCGGTTGTCAGTAGTTCGATTTCAATCGTTGCCCAGTCGGCTGGGTTCATCACAATCGCGTCAGCGGGGTAGCCAGCCACGTAGAGGTCGGCCATGATCTTGCGGATCAGAACCAACTTCTTGAACGTGGCGCTGATAGCAGTCAGTGCGGCGTTGGTGTAGCCGTGTGCAGTGAAATTACCGGTGTCATAAGTACCGGAAATATTCGGGGCTGTACCGTCACCGACCACCAACTGCGTGTCAACCTTCTGGTTCACACCGTAGCGCATACGGGTGTTCACGTATGCAGCCAAGGCGGGAGCGTCAGCGGCCAACTGCTTGGAGATTTTGATCCAGTGAGCGACGGTAGACACGGGCATATTCACCAGCGACCATGTGAGCGCGGATTCAGCCTTCTGCGCACCTTCAGCAGCTTCCGCAGCGCTGTTGGTGAACGAGGCTTCCTTCGTGAACTCGATGGCGTTGCTGGAAGTGGTCGTGCTGGGCAGCAAGGCTTCCATTGCGAACGGCAAGAACGCACCACCGACGATACCGGCGTTGCGCTGTGGCGCGACGGTAGTGTCAGAGCCGGTCAAGGTGTTTTTCACTTCAACGCGCAGTTTTGCCATGTTGCCGCCAGCGAAGTCAGCGTAACGGGCAGACTTGATGAATTGCTCACCCCAAGAGGACACGCCTTTTTCTTCGGGCTGCGCAGTGGCTTTCTGTTCGATGGTCAACAGACGATCAGCCAATTCGCGCTGCTGAATGCCGATGGCGTCCAGTGCGGTCTTGGTATCGGCGCTGATTTTGCCAACGGTTACGGCCTCGCCATCGGCCTTATCGGACATGGCTTTCAGTTTTGCCTCAACGGAATCAAGGGCTTTCAAAATTGCTTCGGACATTTAAGTCTCCTATAAGTAAAAAGCCCCAACGAAGGGGCCTGATTGCTGCGGTTTCGCCTAAGCGTTGGCAAGGCGCAAAATACGCTCTGTCGTGGCTCGTATCGCCTTTTCCTCGTCAGTACCTGCGTCCGCAGAGCCAAACAAGACATAAGCGCGGGCGGTCAGCGATTTAGCCGCCCCTTTACTGAGTCCGGCTACGTTCCGCAGCAGATACTCAAACTCTTTGATGGTTTCAATTTCTTCGATTTCGGCGATCAGGTCCGGCCCACTCTTGACGCTGTGCAGGTCAATGCGGGCTGCGCCGTCAGCGGGGAACACCACGGGGCTGATTTCAGCCAGTGTTGACCACTTGCGGATGATGCGGCGGCCATCCTTTTCTTCGTAGTCGCCCTTCTTCAAGAAGCCGCCAATGCTCAGACCGTCCAGGGTGCCGTGCTTCATGGCGGCACGCACATCAGCCGAAATGCTCAAGCCGGGGGTCAGTTCGCCCTTGACGTACAAGCCTTCGTTGTCTTCGCTCAAGGACAACCACTTGCCAACGGGCATGTCCCACTGGTGGTTGAAAAACATCTTTGGGGCGGTGGCCTTGAGGGTGTCAGTGAATGCGCCCTTCAAGATCGTGTCGCCGTAGCTATCAACGCCATCCCACTTGCTTGCGTAGCCTTCAAAGGTGCCAGAGTCGCCTTGCATTTTGAGTGCGACTTCATCGAATTTCAGTGTTTTTTGAATCAGCATATTGCCTCACATAAGCAAGAGTAAAACCTCGTCATCGTCGTGTTTCTTGCGTGGCTTTTCAGCCATGAAACCACGACCACCGTGGCCTTGTTTCGGCGGTTTAACGCCGATAAGTTGTGCAGTCATTACCGCAGAGCCGACACCACCAGCGCTCAGTGCGGTGATGACAATCGGGTTGCCGTCTGCTGTTACACCGCCGAGCCAATCGCCGCCCCACTGGCCTAGCCATTGGCCTTGCATGATTACGTCCCGTCTACGGTGGTGACGTTGCGCGTACCACTTGAGTAGCTACCGGCGATGCGGGTTTTGCTACCATCCAGGCTCTTAAATACGGGGCTTGCTCCCTCCAGCCCGGTGGCGTCACCGGCGGCATGGGACAGGAGAATCCGCAGCGCCTGCTTAAGCGTCACATCGCCCTCCACCTTGGACTCCAGCACCGCGCCTGTTACGTCATCTTGAGTCAACTGACCACCGATAGACACTGACAGGGAAAACCGATTGCGCTTGCGTGGCTGGCTTTGCATTGCGCCAACTCCACCAGCGTCAAGATCAAAAGCCCGTCCACGGTAGGGGCGCAGCACGTTGGCGGCACCAACGCCACCATCGTCAATGGAAGTGCGCTTGGTCATCACAGGCGCAGCCGCATCCATAGCACCCGCGCCACCGGCAGGCGCGAAGGCCGCAGCGCCGGGGCCGTAGTAGGTGAGCGTGGTGTACGGGAGCAGCATTACACGGTAGGCTCAACGGTGAACACCATAAGCCATGCGAAGCTGCCAACGGTGGACGTGGTGATCTGCTTGACGGTCATGCCTTCGCCGGGTCGCAAACGGTACTCTTGTGTTTCTAGACCCTCAATCGCCAAATTGCCAAACTGCATCAGGTAGTTTGCGATGGCAGTATTTGCCGCTGTCAATTCATCGTTTTGCGTGGTCACGGGGTACAGGATTGCGCCCTCTGTGATGGTCGCGCCGGTTGCCAGCGTGACGCCGGATATGGCCGGGTTGGTGCTGTCTGCGCTGTTGGCTGTGATGGCCGTTCCGGCAGACTGCGCGGTGGTCTTTTTCACGTCAAAGCGCAATGCCACACCAGTGACTGCCGAGAGGGACAGGTTGATGTGGAACAGCTTGCGGATGGCGATCACCTGATTACTGCCAGCATTGTTAAAAATGCTGATGTGGTGCTTGTTGGCGGCGAAGGCCACAGCGTCTGCCAGCGCGTAGTACGTTGGCATTGCGGCGGTAAAAACGCCCTGCTCATGCACGGTGTCTGCTCCGATGACCCGCGAACGGGTGCGCATCTTGTTGCCCGATGAGTTGGGCGGTACTTGGGTGTAACTTTCAGCCATGATCAGTCCTCGCTAAACAGAACGGTGCCAGCGGGGAAGATGGGCGTGGTGAGCGCAGACACGATGATTTCCTGCGTCAATGCGCCGGAGTACAGTATCTGCCCGGTGGCAACCACTGACACACTGCCATGCGTCCAAGTCTCAGTGCCGACAAAGCCACTCTCAACTTCTGGGAAGGTGACTTGCGCCACGTTCTTAGCTGCGCTTCCATTAGCATTCAATGTTCCGTTTGCATCACATATCGCCCATCCAGTACCGTCGCGGGTTACGGTCTGCGCCACGTAGTTGACCGGGGTCGGCTCACTGGCGGTGGCGGTGCCTGCCTCGCCGGGGTCGGCGGTGTGAAAGTTGAGTTGCAGCGTTGCGCCGTAGCTGGGCATGGCGACTGCGTTGAAAACGAATTTGACAAAGTCGTTTTCTGTGGCGTTGGCTTTGGACATTTATGCGTCCCTTTCAATCTGTGTCGTGTTGACGATGTTGCCGTCGCGGTCACGGGTTACCTTGGACGCTGTAGTGCGCTGCGGCATTCCGACAATCCGCATGTCAGTGACCGCTGGCATTTCGTTTTTGATCGTCGCTTCCAGCGTCACCGGGGTTGGCTCAACATTGATTTCGTTGCGCACAACGGGGGCTGGCAGCGTGAACGAAGCACCTTCAACCGTGGTCTGATGGTGGTGGTGAACGTCCTGCTTTTGCTCTGGCAACGTGATCACGTTCTTCGTTTCACCTTGGTTCAGGTGAACCGTGGCGTTGATGACCGGCTTTGTGTCGCCGCTCACCTTGATCATGTTCATCACTTCCATGTGGCGCTGATCTTGGGCCTTGGTTTGGGCGTCGATCATGCGTGCAGACTGCAAAATCGGGTCGGGTGGGCCTTCTTTGGCCGGTTCCATGTCCTCGCCCAGCTTCTCCAGCGGCAGCATATTGCTCTGCGCGGTCAGTGCGTCAGCACCAGAAACAGGCTGCAAGTTTTCCAACTGGCGGCACTCGTTGCGGGTCATTATTCCGTTTTGGACGTTCTTGGCGTACAGTTCAGCCCTCTGGGCGGGGTTGCCACGCAAGAGCGCATCTAACGAAAACTCCACGCTCATGTTTGCGCGCTGCTTCGCTGTCATTACCCGCTTTCGGGTGGCCTGCTCAATGCTGACAAGCATTGGCCGAATGGTCAGCTTGTAGAAACCGTCCACGATCTGTTCGATGCCGCTGCCCCAGGTGGTCGTGTCGTTGTGGTGAACCAAAACGGGTGGCACATCGAACCAACGGCAGATTTCTGACACGCCGAAATTGCGGGTCTGCAACAACTGCTGGTCTTCTGGCGACATGCTCAGTTGTTCATACTTCATGTTGGCCTCCAACACGTACAAACGGGAGGAATTTCCCTCCGACATGCCTGCAAAATTAGCCATTAATGCCGCTCTTTGCTCAGGTTTGAGCACTTTGTCCAGCATCAGAACGCCAGTTGGCTTGCCGCCAGTTCCGAAAACTTTTGAAGCCGCGCCTTGCGCCTTGGAAACTTCGTCCGTTGTGGCCCGCATAAACTCAAGTTTTGACAGCCCAACGGTGCCATTTCCTAGGTTTTTTAGGTGCAAAACGCTTGATTCGTCGTAGATTGCAACGTCATTTCCCAGTGTGTACTGGTAAACCATGCTGCCATCGTCAAGAACACGCACCTCTATTTGGTCGGCTGGCATCGGCCACATGGCGACTGCTTCGCCCCTACTGTCCCGCTCGATGCGGGCATAGGCGTTGCCGCGCAAGTCGTGATTCATCATCATCGCCCGCCAAAACTCAATCGGAGTCATCCGAGAATTGGGCGATTCGTGCAGCAACCCGTACAGGCGGCTGTTGCGTGCCAGTTTCTTCTGTCCGTTCACCGTTTCATAGGCAAAGAACGGCAAACTGGCAATCGTTGTAGCTCTGCGGTCTATGCACGCCCACACTGCGCTGATCTGTAAGGCAGCATCAGGCCCAATATTTCCAGAATCGGAGACGAGCGCAACCCCAGGCACCGGGTTTTGTTGACCTGGATGTTCTCCAAGCGCTGCGCCGAATCCAAATCGCGACCAGAAACTAGCCACGACTATCCAAATATTGGGTTGTTGATAAAGTCATCAATGCTTTCCTGTGATTCTGGGTTAAGTGACATCAAGGTCACTGCGTTAAACATTGCCATCAGTGGGTCAATCTTTGCGGAGCCAGCCGATTGCTTAGTGATGATTACGGCATTGCCGCGTGGTTCGATCTTTGCGTTACCGCAGCACCATGCCATCATGGGTTGACCTGCATGAACAATCACGCCTTCTGCTAACTTTCGTTCTGCTGTGCGAATCGCCCCGGTCATCTTCCAACCTTGGCTGATACCGGCGATCAGCTCTTGCGGTATCTCCGACTCAACCAGTGAGTCAACGATGCCGCCAAGTCCCGCCGGGTCACATCCGATCTTGTCGAGCTTGCCTGACTCATAGACGCGGGAGCAAATCTCAGCGACTTCAAGCACATCGTCACCAATCACTTTGACCAGTCCAAGGTCGCCGTCTTTGGCAAAGTCGTGCAGCCTGGGCGCGATGTCCTTGCGGCGTTCCAATACGCTAGGGTGTGCCCATGCGTGGGTCCACAGCAACCATTGGCGGGTCTTTGCGTCCCG